ATGCCCTTGCTGTCAAATTCGCTGACAATCGGAATTAAAACAGACATTAGAGCACCCGCTTATTAACGGCGGCCATAAGGTCATCTACTACGGCGCGCATGTTGTCGGTGACCTTATCGTTGTTTTTCTCATACGTTGGCCACATCACGCGCGACGGTGACCCAAACAGTGACGTGAGCGCCGCAATAAACCGCGCGCCCTGTGCGTTGGTGCCACCGGCCTTGCCCGCCATATCGACAATCGCCGCGGCCGGGTTTTTCTGAATGATGCTGATAACGCTGGTACTTTTACGGCTGGTATTGATTTTGACGGTTACGCCCTTACGCGCGGCGCTCTGGTCATACGGCAACAATGCACGGCCGCGTTGCTGCCAAGCGCGCGCCATGCCCGACAACAGCCGCGGCGGGTATTGCGCTTTAATGGCGTCAGTAGCGGGCTTAACCACGTCTTTAGCGCGCGCATTGATTTGCTTGCGTAAATCGGGCTCAATCTCCCTTAGCTCTTTAAGCGCCTCTTTGATGCCAAACACGCCCATTGTGGTGTTTACCGTCATTGTTTGGCCGCCTTGTTGAGCACTACTACAACAGTAGTTAAATCGCGCGTGTCAAACGGGATATTGGGCGGCCAAAAGCCCGTTGCTACCAAAACCTCAGCTAGTTGGCGGCGGTAGCTGCCGCGGCCGTAGGGTTTGGGTCGGTTTGGTCAACGCTCTCAATTTCCATGTCGGGGTTCGCGCGCAACCATTCAGCCGCCGTTTGATATGGCATTAAGCGGCCTGATTGCTTAAACATGAAAAACGCCCAGCTCACCAAGTCGCCCATACCTATGCCGCGACCGTCAGACACCTTGCGGTTTTCTGTTCTTTCCCATTCCGTAATACACAGCAAATTTGTGATGAGCTCTACGGGCTCGCTGCCGGGTGTCACGGTGACGCGCAATTTGATTTTCATGGCCCCTCTGTCTGTTGGCTATGTGATTGTTACGGGGTAACGTCAGCGGTGTAAGCGCCACCCTGAAACGTAATGTCGATTGTCTGCAGCTCGCCAAGCGTTGCATTGATAACCGGCAACTCGGCCAAAAATGTGCCGGTCAAAGTAAAGCCGGGGTTGGTTGCGCTATCCGCCGCGCTGGTTGGTTTGACAATGACGGTAGTTGCGGTGCCGACAAGCGGCGCCAGCGTTGCGTAGGTTTCTGCCGCGGCGTAGGTCAACAACAAGGTCAGCGTACATTCATGGTCGCCCAAACCTTTTGAGTAGGTGCGCTCGGTTTGGCCAAACGTGGTGTTGTCAAGCGCGTCAAAACGGACATTTACGCTGGCGGCGGTGCAAAACCCGGTTAGCGCCACAGTGTTCACGGTGACCACGGGGTTGCTGAGATATTGATTAGTTGCCATTGGCGGTTACTCCTCTGCGGTTGGCTTTACTTTACGTGGCTTGCGCGCCGTTTTGGTGGATACCTTGCCCAGCGTAGTTATATCGACCTCGCTGGCTACGATGCAAATAAACCCGCCGTCTATGAGCGCTTGCACGTTGGTGCCGGGTTTGGCTACGTATTCCTCGCCGGGTGTGCCGACCAGCGGGCTGATTACCAACAATTTGGTCATCATGCTCATGTCGTTGAGCTACGCATTTCTACGGTCAGATTGTAGGCGGGTAGGTTCACGCCGCCTATTTCCAGCGTGGTCGGGTTGCCCTCGGTAACGGCCACGTTTTTGCTAAGTATTAGCGCGCACATGTTCAGCAATGAGCGCATGGCGTCAAGGTTGCTTGGCCCCAATGTGACGATTTGCAGCGGGTAGGTCATGCGCACGGCGTTGTAATTAAACGCCGTAAAGCTGGGCGCCCCTATAAGTACGCACGGCGGCACCAAATTGCGAGGGTCTGTAACCACTTGCAAGCCCGTGACGGTGCTTAGCGTGTTGCTGAGCGTGTCTAGGCACGTGTTAAAAAGGTCGGTGTAGTTGACCGGCATTACGCGACCTGTGGCCTGTCAATACCCAACAGCTGTTTAATCATGGGTGACAAACCTACGGTCGGGGCGGTGCCCATTTCGGTAAAGCTCGCAAATGTGTCTATTGAGCCGCGGGCACGGTACAGCGCGCCACCCCACATGATTGTGCCTAGCGTTACGTCAGCGCTGGGGCTGGTTGTCAGGCTGTCAAAGTAGCCTGCCTCAAAGCGGCGGCGCCACGCCATTTGGTTGACGGCGCTAGCGCATTGGGTTAAAAACGTGGTATCGGCCGCGGTGGCGGTGCCGATACCTAGCCAATCCTCAATTTGTGTGGCCGTAATCCATGTGCAAACGGGGGTAAATGTTAGGGTGCCGGTGGCGGCTGTGCGGTCGATGTTGTCATTGGTGCACGCAAACAGCACTTGGTTTGCAACGGGTATGTCAACGTCAAAAAGTAGGTCGCCCTCGGTGTCGGTGCCAATAAACAGATATTGGGGCAACGCGTAAACCGTGAATGTGCCGTTAAACGGCGCGCCTACACCTGTCACGGTGAATGAGCGACCAACCTCTAACTCATTGACGGTGAGCGTTTGCAGCACCGCGTAGTTGTCGATTAGTTGCTTAAATGTGACGGTGTAGGCCGCCATTTGGTGGCCTCGCTATCAGTTGACGACGATGTATTTCACCATGTCGGCATCGGCAATAAATGTTGCCACGTAGCCGTAGTAGCTGAACGTGCGGCCGAGCGTGCCGGGCACCTCGACTGACATGAGCCCGCGAACTTGCTCGTAGAACTCAATCGCGGCGCCTCGCGCAACGTAGAGCGTGCCTGACGCAAAGTTACGGTCAGCGACAAGGTTGAGGCCGAACGGGTTAAACGTGTTGGCCACGGTGATGTTTGCCGCGCCCAATCCGTTGACACCCATGAGACCGGCCGCGCCGGTGTACGGGAACACCGGGCGCTTGTCGGCGTCAAGCTGGCTGCCAAGTTTCTGCCACACGTCTGGGGAAACAAACACGTGGTCTGGCAAAAAGTTGGTGGCGTTGAGAATGTCGGTTGCGGCGTCATACATTGCGGCGATGAGCGTTGACGGGTCATTTGCGGTGACTGTCCACGTTGCACCTGACGCGCTGGCGGCGTTGGTGATTGCATCGGCGGCAATGTCATCGCTCTTGAGCATGTATTGGCCAACCAAGTCCTGCAAAATGATTTGCAGCGCGGCGGGGCTCGTAAAGTCGATGTCTTGCACCGACAACGTAACCTGTCCGGCGAGCGTGGTTTTGGTCACCACGTTTGACGCAATCACGGGGGTGGTTGCTGACACCGGGTCAAGCTCTGGGCTTTGTGCTGCAACGCTGGGGTGAGTTGTCCACGTTGGGCGGATAAATGTCTTGCTGTTTCCGGCGTCTGGCATTGCGCGGGCGCCAACGGCCGCGACTACGGGCCTGATGTAGTTCAGGTCTTGGAACACCGGGCCGAGCACGGGAACCGGCAACAAACCGGGCGTGTCAGTGGTGAGCGTGTCGCCAGCGGCGGCCTGCAATGCGCTCTGCTTGCCGTTGACAAATTCTTTGACGGCTGCTTGCACGTTGCGCAACGTTTCGCCACCAATGTGGATAGCGGCGAGATATTCCGCGGCGGTCGGCAAATCAAATTTGCGCTTGGGTGCCGCTGGCAGTGGCGTGGTCGGCACGGTTGCCTCAACGATTGCGGCGGGGGCGGTGGTTTCGGTGGTCATGGTCTGTGTCTCCGTTTCGGTCACCTGTTCAGTATTGCCGATATTAGGCGCGGCGTGGTGGATACTTGCCGCCACTTTTGTGATGTTGGCCGCGTCACCAAAAGCCCCTACGGGCACTAGCGACAATTCGACCCAATCAGCCGCGGTAATAATCATGCGGCCAGCCTCATCAAAGCTGAATTCTGTGGGGTTTACGCCAACGCTTACTTGGTCAATGGTGCCGTCAGCGGCCATAACCAGCGCATCATTGCCCAGCGTGGTGGCGCTGATTTTGGCGCTAAAAAGCATGGCCTCTGGCGTTTCTACGCGCTCAGTAACCACGCCGACCGGCTGGCTGGCGTCATGGTACATAAACAGCCGCGGTGCCTTGCCGTCAACCGGCAAGCTGCCGGGCTTAAACATCACCTCGGTGTTATCGGTGACCACGGCAAACGTGTTGTAAGGCACCGCAACGCCGCTAATGGTGCGGCGCGGGGCGCCCTCGCTGTTTTTGTCAACGCTGAATTGTTGAGCGTGCAATTTAATCATGTGTATGCCTCTCTTATGTAAATCCATTTTAGGTTTTGGGCCGCTGAGCTCGCCGCCCGGCTCAATGCCCTCGCTTTGTGACACGGCAACCATTTGGTCAATGGCCTGCTGTTTGGTGTCATGGCAACCGATTAGCTCGCCGTCAATATCGACAACGGCCCAATCATCGCAACCGCGCGCATTGTTGGTGACGTAGTACGGCATCAGCGCTCAGCCAATCGCTGTTGCGTGTTTTCTTCGGGCTCATCTTCGCGGTCAGCAATGTAGTTTTCTTCCAAGTAATCTTCGGCGTCAAATTCCACGTATGTGCCGCGCGGCAGAACGTTATCCATGCTCAACGTTTGCGCAATCGCATCGGCATAAATTTTCACGCCGAAAATGTAAAGGTCGGCGCGCGCTTGTTGTGCGCTTTGGTATGAGTACGCGCCGGTGGAAACACCGACAAGGTACGGCGGCACATTCGCCAAGCGTGCGGCCTCAAGCGCTTGGTATTGGCTGCTCTCAATCAAAAGCATTTTGTCGGGGCTAGTCAACGTTTCTTGGTAATCCAAATGCTCATTTAATGCGGCGGTTTGGTTGGTTGCGCGCGCCGCGTTAAACGCCGCGGCAAGGTCGCCCAGCTCTTGAGCGCTCAACGGCTCACCGCTTTTTTGTTTGAGTATTCCGGCCGGTATTGCGCTGGTTGCGTTCCGGTGGCGTGCAGCCTCAAGCCGTAGCGCGGTTTCGACGGCGCCCGGTGCCGCATAAATCAAACCTTGTGACGGGCTGAGAAATTGCACCAAATCGTTGGGGTCTAGTTGACCGCCGTTAAAAAACACTTGCTTTGACGGCGCAAACCAAACGGGGCCAACCATGTCGGTAGTGGTGATGCTGCCCGCGGGCAAGCGGGTAAACGTGGCTGGGTATCCGTCAGCTGTGCGGCTAGTGATATACCAAAAAGCGCGCCCGAAAAACAAAAGGTCGTCAAAAGTCCACGACATGAGGAATTGATACGGTACGGTCGGGTCGGGTCGCCGCAACCATGTGCGCGGCGCTAACGGCACCTTTTCCATTTCGTCGCCGTTCCACATTTCGTTATACATGCGCAACGGCATGCAACCGATAACGCTGGCCATGAGGTCACGCGCCCTGTTAATTGTCGGCACACTGACCGCGCGGTTGCGTGCGTCACCCTCTTGGTAGGTGTAATACTGCCCAATCATTGACGCGCCCAACCCGGCGCTGTTGGGTGAGTAGCCGCCTACGGCCGCCGCCTGTGTTTTGGGGGCGGGGCTAATTGCGGCCTTGCTTGTGCGGCTGAATAATGCCATAGGTCAAGTATGGCGTATCGCTGGCGTCAAGTAGTGGCAACGCGGCTGGCTGTATCCGACAGAAAGGATAGTTACCGCGTTGCCACCGTTGCTGAGTGTAGTTAACTAGCCACCACAAGCATTGGTTTGCCTGACGCTTTTGGTTTGCTTGCCAGCGCACATGCCCACACGGCACAGCGCGCCAGCTCTATCGGGCCGGGTGAGCGTTGGCTGCTCAACGCAATGCTGTTTTGTGACCTGACCGCTACGGCCCGCTGTATGTGTTCGCTGAGCATGGTTTCACCCGTGTGGCAAACCAGCCCTTGACGTATGCGTTGCCTAACCGGGTCAGTCCATTTCAGTAGCTCGCCATAACCAACCACGGTTTTGCGGCGCTCAAGCTGGGTCGGCCAATGCAGGTCAATCGACGGGGTGACCGCAAACGTAATTTGTGGGTTGGCAACATACGGCTGTATGGCGGCAAGCATGTCTTGGTACGTGTTGGCGATAAACGCGACTGTCAGACATGTGCGGCCGTCAAGCATGGCGACGGCACGCACACCAAAATAGCGGCTTTCGTCAACGCTGTTTTCTATCGCCACGACACCGCCAACAGGCACCGGGTCGGCGGTCTGTAACCCCACCCACTGACCGGGCATAAGCCAACTCTGGTCTGACGCCACCCAAACGTTTACTGACGCCCGCAAAAATTGTGTGCGGTCAGGGTTCTCGCTCTCAGCCTTAATAGTTTCGGCGGTCAACGTGTGCCCCAATGCCGGGTTACCCCAACCCCACGCCGCTGGGCTCATCGGGTCAATATCTGGGGGCGGTGACCATTCCGCAAAATACAAGCTGCCGGGCTCACCCTCATCAATGGCCTTTAGCCCTTGCTCACGCCACTTGAGCATTGCGGTGCTTTTCTCGGTGCCAGCCGTTGACCACATTGACAACAGCGGGTTACGTTTGGCGCGCTGGCTCGGAATAAGGCCGCCGTCAATGACCTCGCCGGATATATCCCAAATCTCGTCAGCCACAATAAGGTTGGCGCTCATACCGTGACCCACTGACGGCCCCGCCGCGCGCACAACCCACTTGCTGCCGTCAGGCATCAGCACCGAATTACGGCCGTAAGCGTTAATTACTTTTGCCCCATAGTGCAGCTCTAGTTTGGGTGCCAATTCGTCAAACAGCATGACCGCCAAATCAAGCCGGTGAGCCGTACTTAACACCAGCTGCTTTTCTCCCCGTATTTCAGGCATTTTGCACAACCAAAAAGCAACCAAAAACTCAAGCGCCACGGTCTTACCGTTTTGCCGCGCGGTCGATGTAAACGCATACCTGTGCAACAAATCCCCATTGCCGTCAACGGCCAGCTGCCGCCACAACGTATGCCATTGCCACGGCATCAGCTCATAGCCAAGCACCTCTTTACACCAGCCCCCCAGACCGTCAGCCAGCGAACCCGCCGCATCAGCCAACGGCGTCTCTAATCTCGGCCGGTCATGGCCGGTTGCCGCTAGTTCAGGCTGGTCGCCCCCCGTAGATAGAGAAAAGAT